ATGACGACCGTGCCCCCGGCCGACGAGTGGGCCGACCAGCTCGTGACGTACGCGCCCGTGGGGACCGTCAGGGTGCCGCCGTCGCCAGAGCAGGTGAGCATCCCGAACGCGTCGACGCCGGGCGCGTACGCGGCCATGCGGATGTGCCCCGTGGGAGCGCGCAGCGACGTCGGCGAGCTCTCGGCGGTGGGCGCAGGCGACTCGATGGGCACGGCGGCGGTGCCACTGCCGAAGCCGATGGCGGCGTGCACGGCGCATCCGCCGACGAGGACGAGGAGCAGGAGGGCGTTGAGGGCGCGCGCGGGCTTCATGCCGGCGAAGCTAGGAAGCGGAGGCCGGGGGGCCTACCGCGCGCGGGGCGCGGCCCGCAGCCAGGCGAGCGGCTCGGCCACCAACGAACGCACGTGGGCGGGCCGTTCCGACTTCTGGGCGATGGCGTCGATCTCCGCCTCGACGCCCGCGAGCTCCTCGGCCGACAGCGGCGCGCGTGCCTGCGCCCGTCGCAGCACGCGGATCGCCTCGTCGCCCAGCTCGCTCTCGGTCACGTCGTCAGCCCTCGCATGGCGCGGACCCGGCGCATGAGATTGAAGGCCTCCGGGTCGCGGGCCTTCAGCGTAGCAGATTCATAGACGTAGGCGGTGTGGGTCTCCGCGAACCACTCAAACTCATTCGTTTTCGAGTACTTCGATACGACCCATTTGCCAGGCCGCGTCTCGCCGTCTTCATTGACCCGGGCATGAAACGCGTCGCGGATTTCCTGCTCCAGTCGACCCGGTAGGCGCTTCGCGGCGTTGATGTGCACGTGGTGCCCGAGCTCGTGCACCAAGGTCCGCTGCCTCTTGTCCCCCGGGCTCGTGCCGAGGCTGCTCATCGACCACGTCTCCGGATCGCCCACCGCGAGCTTCCGGCCCACGCGCTTCTCGTACCAGAGGTCATCCGCATGGCCCGCCTCGAAGTGCTCCGCGGAGTTGAGTTCGAGCTTTTGCAAGCCGGGGTAGTAGAGGCCATTCGCGGTTTGCTGCTCGGACATCGGTCCAATGCCAGAGAGCGGTGCGGTTTTGAGGTACTTGCGAATCTCGGCGCGCGCGATGCCCATCTCGGCGATCTGCGTCCCGGCCTTGTCGAGCGTCGAACGGATGCCGAGCTCGGAGAGCGGCACGCGCTCGTTCTCGGGCGGAGGCCCCGGGGCGGCCGCGGGCTCCGGTGGCGCCGCCGGCCCCTCGGCGCCCTCCGTCTCCTCGCCCTCCTCTCCCTCTTCGCCCGTGTCGACGATCGGAATCGCGACGCACCGGCACTGGAAGTCCTCGCCCGGGTGGTTCGAATCGCCGTCGTCGGTCGTCTCCGGAGGATCGTCCCACGAGAAAACCTGCCCATCGAGCGCGCGGTGCGACTCGCGCACGCGCTCATCGTGCGATGTCGACCATCGGTACGAGACGATGCCCGCGGCGCGCTGGCGGTGCTGCGTGATCTGGGCGTTGAGCTTCAGCGTCTGGTCGCGCGCGATGAGCTGGCCTCGCGACTTCGACACGCCGACGCGCTCCTGGAGGGCGGCGCTGATGGTCTCCGCGGGCTGCCCCTCGTGCTCGTCGAGGACGTCGCGCACCTGGCGGAGGAACTGCGAGCTCGCGCTGGTGATCAGGTTCACATTGCTCGCGCGCGCGGTGGCGATCACCTTCGCCAGGCCAGGCACGCTGCGCGGCTGGATCCCGACAAGCACCGAGCCTCGCAGCGCCGCCGCGTTCACTTCGGCGGCCATGGAGTCGAAAGCCCGCTCCGTCTCCGGGCGCACGAACCGAAGGATGCGACGGAGCAGGTCGGGCCCGAGGCCGACATCGCGCTCATCGTGGCGAAGCTCGGCGTCGCGCGCGCGCTGCAGGTGCTCGCGGCGGACGACGTGGAGCACGCCGGCGTGCACCTGGCCGAGGATGCGCAGGACGTCGAGGACGTACCGCGACTCGGCCCGTCGCGAGGCGGAGAGCGCCTGGTGCGCCTTCGCGCGCGTGTCGGCGCGCCAGCCGTTGGCGTAGATCGCGCGGGCCTGCCGTTCGGCCTGGGCCTTGGAGCGGTACGTCTTGCCGGTCAGCCCCCAGCGCCAGCCTCCGGGCACGCGGTGAACGGGCATCAGAACCGCTCGATCGCGAAGTCGAGTCCTTCGGCAAGGCCGATGCGCAGGTCGTCGGGCATCGAGCCGTGCTCGAGGACATCGACGTCGGAGCGATCGCCGCGTCGCCCGAAGCGCTCGAGCGCGGCCGCGCGGAACGCGTCACACGCCGTCGGAGGGAGGTCCTCGAGGCGGAGCGGAAGCGCCGCCAGGTGTACGCGCTCGCCGCAAGCGCCAAGGAGCAGGTACCCCGAAGGCGTCGCGCGCTCGAGGCGAGGGGCGCAGCTCACGGCAGCCTCGAGGGGAGAAAGCTGCTCTTGCTGCTGCCGCGCTTTTGCATCGAGTGGAGCTCGTCCCACGGGCCGTTCTTCACGTGGACGTCGGCGACGTATGCGATGACGGGCTGTCCGAGCTTCTCGAACGCGAGGAAGCGGTGGTGCCCGTCGACGATTATGTACTTGTCGCTGCCCGCGGGCTTCACGAGGATGATCGGCTTGGCGTCGGCGCCGTTCTTCTCGATGCGCTTCACGTACGGGGTGAGGTCCTCGTGGCTCGCGCGCCAGGTCTGCCGGCCGCTCGAGTCGATGTCGTCGGTGGCGATGCGGACCGGGCCATCCCAGTGCGCGGCGAGAACCCAGCCGAGAGCCTTCGCGGGGTAGTCCTCGAGGAGCTGAGCGAAGACGCGCCCGGCGGCCTTCGCGTCCTCTCGAGTCGCGAGCAGCGCGTCGAGCACGAACGCCGAAGCGCGGTCCTCGCGGTCGGCCTTGCGCTGCGCAGCCGCGGCCTGGGCGGTCTGCCTTTCGGCAACCGCCGGCGGTGTCTTCGCCTGCCCGCTCACGCCGAGTAGCGCGACGGGGGCGTGCTCCGTGAGCGGCTCGCCGGCGCCCGCGGCGCTGAGCGCGTCCGCGTCCTCCGGCGGGGGCTCGTTCTCGTACGGGTCGAACTTCAGGCCCGCCTCGAGGACCTCCTCGCGCGCCTTCACGTCGAGGTTCGGGTAGACGTCCCCGAGGTCGACGGCGACCTCCTCGGGCTTCACGACGCCGGCGTTGATGTACGCGACGTCCCGGTCCGCGTTGTTCTTTCGCGTCTCGGAGAGTTCCTTGTCGGTGGGCGACCAGAGCGGCTTCCAGTTGATGACCCACTTCGGGGGCTTCGGCTTCTTCCAGCGAATGGGGCCCGAGCGCGAGAGCGAGAGGAGCCGGAGCACGCGGGCAATCTGCGGCCCGACGCGGTTCATCTGCTCGCTCTCGACCGAGCCGTACCACTTGCGCAGGTCGGCTTCGCCGGTGGCGTTCAGCCCCGCGGGCGCCATGCCAAAGAGCTTCGTCGCCGGCTCGTCGGCGGCACACGCCAGGCGGAGCATCATGCGATCGAGCAGATCGGGGATGCCGGAGAACGGGGTCGCCACGCGGGTGAAGTCCTCGCCGGCGGAGGCGTCGAGCGCGATGCCGCGCATGACCGAGCGCGATCGTTCGATGTCGAGCAGGCGCGCCTCGAACGCGGCGCGCTTGCCCGAGCCGATGGCCTTGAGCATCCCCTGCAGCTTGAAGACGCCCTGGCTGGCGTCCTGCAGCAGGTACGCGGCGGAGTCGAACGCGCCGTCGAACTGCCTCATCGCGTCGTACACGCGCTGCAGCACGGACCACGACCAGCCGGCGAGATTCTGCCGCGTGACGATGTCGGCCGGGTTGCCGTCGAAGCGGATGACGCGCGTCTCGTGCCATAGCGCCGTGCGCGCCCCCTGGTCGAAGAGCTTCACCGAGGGAATGGGCTTGATCTTCCTTGCGCCGACGGTGTCCCACCCGTAGCCGGCGACGGCGTCGGACACGAGGTAGATCTGGGGGCGCCCGTACTTGCCAATGCCGCCGATGCCCGAGTACTGCGACTGCACGTACGCGTACCGGCGGTCGACAAGGGAGATCGAGTCGAAGCTCCGGATGTTCTCCTCGTCGAGCGGCTCCCACGGGTTGCGCCCGTCGTCGATGTTCATGCAGAGCAGCGCGCCGCCGTAGAGCCGCGCCCACCGCTTGCCCTCGCGGAAGTTGTACTCGAGCTCGAGTCGCTCGCTCGCGTCCGTGCGGAGGTCCTCAACCTCGCTCGCGTCCAGGCCGTCGCATTCAGGCTCGAAGCCGCGACGAAACATCTCCTCGGGGCGGTTGTCGATGATCTTCGCGGCGATGTCCGAGCCGTTGTAGAGCGACGTCAGCTCCTGGTCGAGGACGCGCCATACGGGCAGGTACCGGGCGGCGCGGCTCTTGTCGACGCCGGTCGCGCCTAGGCCGGTCATCCCATTGGCCCAC